AGTAAGGGGGGTATGCGTAGACAATTTATCCCTGCTGTATTGGATGATAACCCTTCCATCGACAAGGACGAGTATGAAGGCAAGGTTATGTCAATCGGCAACGCTGCCATGGCTAAGATGATGCTAGAAGGTGATTGGGATGCTGTGGCAGGTGGTATGTTCGATGATGTATGGGATCCCAAGGTGCATATGATAGAGCCTTTTCAGATTCCCAGTTCATGGTATGTGGACAGGGCGTTCGACTGGGGTTCGGCAGTTCCATTTTCAGTAGGGTGGTATGCTGAATCCGATGGCACTGAGGTTGAACTTAAAGATGGAACAAAATATACGTATCCACAAGGCACACTATTTCGCATATATGAATGGTATGGATGGAATGGGGAAGAGAATGAAGGTAGTGGGCTTACAGGCTACGAGATAGGGCAGGGAATTAAAGACATTGAGGAAACACAGTGGGTGTTTGAGAAAGTGAAACGGGTGCATCCCGGTCCTGCCGATACACAGATATGGAATGCAAACCCCAAATATGATTCAGCATACAACTCTATTGCACAAGAAATAAATGCAGGGTATTATGGGAATGACTCGTATAAGATATTCGATATATTCACACCATCGGATAAGTCACAAGGCTCGAATATACGTGGTTGGGACTTGGTGAGGACTCACTTGAAAAATTCCTTGAATTATCCTAAGGTAGACAGGAAGTGTATATTTTTCTTCAATACGTGTGTGCATGTAGCGAGAACTCTCCCTATTATTATGCGTGATGAGAGTAGGGTAGAGGAAATTGCCAAGGGGCAGGAAGATCATATTGTTGATGAGATTAAATACAGGTTGGCACATACCAAGCAACCGACACGCAAAATCCACACGAGGATAGGGTGAATATGAGCATTTTAGATTTGGTAAAAGCGCAAATAGACAAAGAGAATGAAACTGAAATTTTGTATATAGATGGCATAGACTATTTACATCCTGAGTATAAACGCTATTATGATAGATGGCAGAAAATACGTGATGTGATAGAGGGGCAGGAAGCAGTAAAGGACACTAGTGTACGAGAAAGGTATCTTCCTAGATTAAGTGGACATACACAGACATTGGAAGGACAACAGAGCTATGAAGCTTTTGTTGGCTATGCTGAATTGTATAATGCCACAGGGCGTACCGTGGATGCTTATAGGGGACTGTTGAATAGGAAATTACCATCGGTGACTGTTCCTGATGCTTTAGATTATGTATTGGATGACTTCACGATAAAAGGTGAATCTATATACACATTCATAGAGCAACTAGAAGTGGAATTGATAACTACTAATAGAGTAGGTATTTTTGTAGACTATCCCTATGTAGACCCCGATAGTAAATTGTCCAAAGCAGACATGGCTCGTATGAATATGAATCCGTATGCTACCATGTATCCTGCCGAGAGTATCATAAACTGGGAAGAGACACGAATCAACAACAAGATAGTTACTAGTTTAGTAGTACTGAAAGAAGTTGACTATGTGCGTTTGACTTCTGTGATGCCTATGGAGCAGATTACCTATAGGGTATTGGAATTGGATGAAAATGGATTTTATAGGCAAGTAATCATACATCCCGAATACCTGAATACACCTAGTGGGAATAGTAGGGTACAAGGCTCTCGATACATAGTGAAAGGCACGGTATACCCTAAGCAAAATGGGCAGTATATGCGATACATTCCATTTTTCCCTGTGACAGCTCAAGGTGTGACTTGGAACATGAGTAAATCTGTCATTGAGGATTTGGTGAATGTGAATATTGCTCATTATAGGGATACAGCATTTCATCAGAAAGCTATTGCATGGACAGCAAGCCCTACAGCGGTATTCAGTGGATTGCCTGATGATGTTCCTAGTGTAAGCATAGGCTCAGAGGATGCCATACTGATTGCCATAGGGGGAACAGCCAAGTATTTGGAGTATGAGGGCAAGGGCTTAGAAGATATAGCCAATGCACTACATAGCAAAGAGAATCAAATGGCTATACTAGGTGCTAAGATTCTAGCAAATACCGCAGGGAAAGCAGAATCAGGTGAAGCTGCTTTGATTCACAGGGCAGGAGAACAGGGCATACTAGCTGACATAGCAACCACTGTTGGTGTTGCTATGGAGAAAGCATTGGGCATCATTGCAGCGTGGAAGGGATTGAAGCCTGTTAAAGGTGAAATAAAGATAGAGATAAACAAAGACTTCAATCCTGGAGTTATGGATGCAAATACTATTCTGGCATTGGGTAAAGAGCTTGATGAAGGTAGAATCAGCTACGAGTCATATATGTACGCATTGCAACGTGGTGAGATACTTCCTCCTGAGCGTACACCTGATGAAGAAAAGCGTCTTATTAGTGAAAGGTTCAAGGGAACAGCCATAAGTAAGGAAACACTTGTTAAGTACCTTGACAAAAAAGACATAAACAGTATACTGGGAAGGGATGATACAGTCATGGATAAAAAGCATAAGTCTACTGAGCCAAATATGGATACTTCCAATGATGATAGTGCTGATAGTGACGATGCCGAAGAGGATATGGAGGAATAACATGCCTACTAAACTAGGGCAAGACAGTAAAGGATGTTATGCACAATGGGGTAGTGGTAAAAAGTACTACTACAAATGTGGGGATAAACAGGCTCGTGAGAGAGCTAAAAGAAAAGCTGATAAGCAGGGACAAGCAGTTCATGCTTCAGGATATTAGGAAGCTATGCTACAGTAGTAGTAAATACAAATAGTTTTGCCGGAGGTAAACGATGAGTTACGAAACAAGTGATGTAAAGAGTGTGCAGAAGTTCTTAGGAGAAGTAAAAGAGTTAGCAGATAAGATTAACGGTACTTTGCCTGAAGATGCAGAAGTAAAGTTTGATTTTGATGATTTTTCTGAAAAATTCTATAAAGCCAATGATGGAATTATAAAAAACAGAGATACATTGAAGAAAGAAAAGATTAAATTGGCAGAAGAGTATGAAAGCTACAAGAGCCAGATTGAAGAAAAATGGGGGTCTATTGACGAAAACCTCCCAGATCAGTACAATAAAGTAGTTGAGGAATTAGGCTCAATCAAAGCAGCCATGAAAGATGACAAAGTTGATTTAGATGTTATTAAGCAACAGCATCAATCCGAGATTGAGCGTTTGCAAAAACAGTGGGAAAAGCAACTTGCGGATAAGACAAAGGAATTGGTTGAACAGAATGAGTCACTAAATAAAAAGGCAGAAACCTTTCAGAATCTTCACTTTAACAATTTGAAGAGAGAAGGGTTACAAAAGGAATTAGAGCGATTGAATGTCAATCCAGAGGATAGGTCGCTTATAATGCAGGCTAATCTAGGCAGAGCTGAGATTTCACAAACAGAGAATGGAGAGTACGATGTATTCTTCAAAGATGATAATGGGCAAAGTCTTCCTAAGAGTGATTTCTGGAATGCTTGGGCTAGTGATGAACACAATGCCAAATATATTTTGGCAGAGCAAAACACTGGTGGTGGTGCTTCTGGTACTACTAAGGCCAAAGGTTCTAGTAAACTTGAGCAGTTGCAGAAGAAATTCAATGAAGCAACTGACTTGAAGACCAAAATCCAAATATCAGAAGAAATGGCTAGAATTAAATAATTTGGAGGAATTTTATGGCACAGGTTAGTGGTATAACAACTTATCACAATAGTCCTAGATACGAAGGACTTTTATGGACAGCGGATGCTGAACCAGGAAGAGGAACAGGAACTCCGTTCTTGACTCTCATGGGTGGATTGAATAGTGCGAATATGCGTGTTGTTCCCGATTTTGACTATGCAATGTCAGCAGAGTATGACTATGCGGCACCTGCACAACCAGATATTGATGAAACAGATGCAATTACTGCACCGGATGCTTCGTCTCCTGTACTTTCACAGGCACGTAACGCATTGAATATTTATCAGGAAGCGGTTAATGTAACATACAAGAAATTGTCTACCATGTCCAGACTTGCAACTGATATTGTTATTAACAATGTTGGTTATTGGGCAACAGAGGGCGACCCTGTTCAGAACGCTATTGCTGAACGTAAGGCATATATTTTGCGGAAAATTGCTAGGGATGCAAACTACACATTCATGAACGGTGTATACCAGCAATCTACCGACAGCTCTAAATCGTCCAAGACAAGGGGAGTCATCACTGCTTGTTCAAAAAATGCGATCGCAGCTAATGGCGCAGAGCTGTCAGAGGCACTGTTGCAGGAATTGTTCAAGGATGTTGCGGAGAACTCAAGCAATCAGGCTTTCCAGCAATTCCCAGTATTGTTTGTTCCTGCTTTGCAGAAACAGAACATCAGCAAGATTTTTGGTAATCAACCTGATGCATGGGAAATCGGTGGTATGAATATCCAGACCATTATGACTGACTTCGGTCAAGTTGGTGTGGTGTATGAACCTATGGTACAGGCAAGTAATGCTTCTACTGACACTATTGCTCTTATTGCAATGGGTGTATGTAGACCAGTATTCAACCCTGTCACTACTGAAAATGGTTCTGCTGGACTTTTCCTGTATGAAGATTTGGCTAAGACTGGAGCCTCATACAAGGGACAATTCTTGGCACACATGGGTATTGACTATGCAAACGAGAAGTTGCATGGAAAGATTACTGGACTTGCCCAGTCTAGGATTTAAGTAAATGGAACTAATGTGGGGCGTATGCCCCACTACATTTATGGAGGAACATAATGTTTAAAGATTATTTGGTAAAAAATAGAGACTTGAATGAGGCTCTTAAAAGCAAGTGGGTTACACGCCTTGAGTCTGATGGGGATATCCCAAAAAATAGATTTGTAGAAGTGGATGCTTCTACAGGAAAAGTTGAAGTCGGTGCGTTAGATAGCACTCGTATTGTTGGTGCAAACCAAGATTTGCCACGAGAAAAGGGTGACTTCTTTGATTGTGAGACAGGTATTGTAACTGTTACTGCTGGTT